CGTAGTCTTGAGTACGGATTTCATAGGTAGAATATTTATTACCACAAACAAGACAAGTTCGACTCCTCCAGATAAAAGGAATCGAACTATCTTTGCTGTCTATGTTGTGACCTCTAGTGGATAGCCTAGTTCTAGTATTGTTTACTTGATTGTCTAGGCTACCGCATTTAGTACACTTCAAACTTTGCCCTCCTTAATAGCTTTAATATCTTTTGGTTTTAGTTTCATTTCTTTTTTAAATTCTCCTAAAGTTCCAAAGACAACCATCTCTGTATCGTCAGGGCAATCTTGTTTAATCATCTCAAGACCCATACTTAAAGTAAGGTCTGTAAGAATATCCTCATGGATTTCATCTTTAGTTTTCATAGGTCTTGCTCCCAAAATTTAATAAGTTTTTTTAGTTCAGCTATACGCTTGTTTGCGTTGGCTGTCTTCTCAGCTTTTCGTATGCTGATTTGTTTCAGCATGGCCTGAGTTTCTTTGTTGATCTCTTCCATAAAATTCATGGTTTGTCTTTTCGATAGTGACATTCAATTAAGTAAGACTCAAATTTTTTAATTAGGTCTTTTCTTACTTCTTGATTTGTCCATTCGCCAGACTTAACCCCTGAGTAACACTCTAGGATTTGTTCATGTGTTAGTTTCATTGTGGTTCCTCCGTTTTGATTTGGTTAATAGTTTTAATAATTTCTTTTTTGTAATACTCGATAGTTTCATCTAATAAAAGATTGCCCTCTGAATCAGAGGGCGGAAAAATAGTAAAGTTTCTATCGGTAAGTTTTGTAACTCTATGTAAGATACAATCAAGCTCCCAAAGAGTAGCAGTTTTTGATCTAGACATAGTTAATTTTTTCCTGTCTTGATACCTGTAGCCTGTTCAAACTTTGATAAGGCTGTTGGATTCATGCCACCTATATGCCAATAGTAATGACCTTTAGGTGTATTATCTAGCTTCCAATCATAGACAGTAAAGTTATCTTTATGCCATTCAACAGAGACTTTACCATCTCCATCTTCTAAGGTTGGTTGGTTGTAGGTTCCTTCCCTTTTGTAGTCAGGTTCCCCTAGTACTTCTACTAGCTTGTCATAAGTTGTAAGGGCATAGCCTTGTAAGCATGAAAACATCATGATCGTGGTTCTCCTTTTTTTAGGTTGATTAATAGCTATGAATAAACATAACTATATCTAGTATTATTCAAGACATAAAAAAAGTCAACCCCTAAAATCAAAAGACTTTCAAGGGTTGACTTTGGTATTAGCTAGTCAGCAAACTCTGGATAACTAGCAGCAAGTCTTTTATCAATCGTCTTATAGTCCATATTATTTTCTATAAGATAATCTTTTTTTTCTTGCTGTACTCTTTCCTTAGTTGCTTTGAGTTCTTTGATACGACCTTTTAAATATCTAATATCGGATAGATATTCTTTTATGTGATCGTCAACTCTTGAGAGTCTTGTATCAAACTCAGCAGCTTCGGTAAAAAGTTCATCATCTTTACCCCAATTAAGAGATTGATTTAATACTCTTTCTTGGTGGTTTAATTCGTCACACCAATGCTCGGATTCTTCTCCACCTAAGTCAAACATCTTGGTGTGATATTTGCTTAAGACTTCGTAAGCTTTCTCGGCTTGGTTGTAATAATGTCCAGCTTTCATAGTGGTTCTAAATGTAAGGTTTAATAATTAATTTTAGATAAGATTTTATCTAACTTTCTTAGAGTTTTTAAATCTAATTTGTTGATAGCATCTTTGTTGATAGCTTTATCAAAAGCTTTTTTGATTTGGTTTTCTTTAGATTCCATTGTGGTTCTAAATGTAAGGTTTACAAGTGAAGGTTTTGAGTCCTTCAGAGAGGGCTAGAAAGCCCTCTAAGAAAGAATCAGGTTTACTGTTCACCTATTATCATGTCAGCAGCTTTGACAGCATTACTAAATACTTTCATAAGTGCCTGAGATGGTGACTTGCTGTTCTTAACAGCCTTTGCCCACCCTGATAAATAGGCTGCATGATTCTGAGTATTACAAGTTATCTGAAGTCGATTAGATACCAACACTGCTGTAAACTCTGCTGTCATCTCTTCGAGTCCTCGATATGTTCCATACTCATGAAACCATTTACGATTTAGTCTATCTTTTGTACCTGTACTATGTGCAAATTCGTGCGCTAAGGTTGCAAGATAAGCCTCATCATTTATAAATGATTCTCTAGGCGGCATTACTACATAGTCTTCGGTGTAGTATGCTTGATCACCTCTATGCTTTACACCATCTTTTAAATCTTTTGAATAGATCATTAGGCGGTCATAAGCATTTTTGCATCTTTCGGATAATGGCCTTGTAGACTTTTTGCAATCGACTTTAAAGGATTCAATGATTTTATCTAATTTGCTTTGTGCTTTGTCATCTAATCCGACTAGATCAGAAATATTAAAAACACTAGCACCTTTGAAAGTAACTTTCATAATAAATTCTTGATTCCCTTCATTGTCTAACTTAGGGCTACCGTCTTCATTCTTGAGGTCAATCTTGATAGGATTAGGCCTTAAGATTTTGGCGGCTTTGCTACCTTTTTTAGGTATGCAATTTAAGTCTTTTTTAGCCTGTCCATATCCCACCCATAACGGCAATTCTTGACCTCTTAATGTTTGATACATCTCAAGAATTATAGGATTTGCCCCTGAGTAAGCATGACCTGTTAAAAAGTTAATATGCCCCTGAGATTTTGAAGCAGTCCATTCTTTACGCCATACATTGTCTAGTTGCTGATTGTCCAATAGTTCCATAAAGTCGCTAAGAATAGCGTCTTCGATTTTTACTGTTGGTTTTTTTGAAGTGAAAGTCATTGTGGTTCTAAGTTGTGCGGTCGGTTGTGCCGCTTAATAATAATATTAATATATATATTACTGTTTTGGTTAGATTAGTTTATGCTTTCTCTGTTATCCCTTAGTATCACTTAAGAAATCCAAGTTAACATTTTGTAATATATACCCCCTCACCGATTACTTAGAAATATACATAGTCAACCTAAAAATTTGACCTAATACCCCCCAAATAATATAAGATATATTATGAGATCCCAGTTATATCAATGCTTTTGCTAGATATAATCTTTTTTTTATACAAAATGCGAGGGCTACGGGTAAAATTTGCAATATACATATTCGTAAACCCCTTCAAATTTTTGCTC